TCAACGACTGCAAGCATAGCTTCGTCTTTGATAGCATTGATATTTACGTTCTTCATTTCGTCACTATGGGCTTGCAAACCACGAACCATACGCTTGCGATAAGCAGTTAAGCTTTCACCAGACAATGGACGTGAAGCAGATTTACCAAAAGCTGAATAGACAGAATCCGCTTTTGCTTGACAATCAGCCATTACAGCTTCATCTTCATCAGCTTTTTTAGCTTCTTCTTCATCATCATCATCTTTTTTGAACTCCATGTGACCCGGATGTTCAACTTCGCCTTCGTCGTCCGGCTTAATTTCGCCGTGGTCATGCTCTTTAGGATCGGAACCTTCAGCATCGGCTTTTTTGCCTTTAGCTTCTTCTTCCTCATCTTCATCATCGTCATCCTTCTTGGCATCGTCGTCTTTCTTTGCTTTTTTATCAGCGGCAGAAACCAACGGTGGAGCAGGAAGGTTCTTTTCCATTTCATCTTGACGGGTAATTACTTGACCCAATAAAGACATAATGGCATCCAATTTATCGCCTTGGGCATCTGCCTTTGGCTCAATCTTATTTTCAGTCATTTTCAGACACCTCATTGTTAGTTAATAAAACTCCAGTAGCATCGCCACCTTTGTCCCAGACTCCTTTTGAACCCCTAGCTTTCGTTACGATTGCTATGTGATCCAGCAGAAATGGCACACCTTCTATCAAGAGTGGCTCGCCATTCTCAGTAGTAAGTGTAATGTTACCAGCCGTTTCGTCAAATACAACGGCTGGGGAAGTCGAAATTTCGCCTTCACAAATTTCAGTTATTGCTTCTTGATCGTAAATCTTGGCAATTCCCCATACTTCATCGCCCTTAATGTAAGGCAACATAACACTACCTACAGCACGAAGTTTAAATTCTTCGGGGGTTAATACTTGCGTTTCGGGGTGATCCATAATGACCATTAGCCCATTGCAACGCTTTAAAAACTCATCATTTAAATAAAGAGAAGGGTCACGCCAAACGTGTTCGCCAATGCTGGATCGGAAGGCTAAACCTGTCCCTGTAATACGAATGGCAAATAAGCCAATATTGGCGTACATTTGCGGACTAGCCAATACATCTTCGCTAATTAACTGAGCTATATCGGTTTCCGTTTTGGCTTTTGCTACTTTAAAAGCTATTTCCATGCCGGGGTGTAATGGTGTTGGTGGGGTATTAATATTGCACCAATCATAGCCTGTAGACTCATAGTTCAAAGTCACATTGCCTTTATCTACGTCACGCGCGATATAAGTACAAAACTGCCCATCATCAAATAAAACTTCTAATTTGCCGTCATACTCTAAACCTGTTTCTTCCTTGCACTCGCGCCTAGCGGCGCTTTCAAGGTCTGCATCTTTTTCGTTTTGGTGTCCGCCGGGTACTGCCCATGTTTGTGGATAGTCCCCGCCATTACCACGGCGAATTAGCAATATTTCTTCATCTTTAGTGACAAACATAATACCCGCGCAACGCCCCTGCGCGCCAGCGTCATTGGCTACAGGTTCAACAATAGGAGGTTCTTCAGGTACAGTTTCTACGGAATCTTCTTTACAATCATTTTCAGGAACTTTACAATCATCACCGCTTAACTTTACAATCGCTTCGTCTTTTTTCATGCCAGAAATGTGCTGGGCAATTTGGCGAAGTTTATCCCCAATATCTTTAACTTGAAGTTTTTGTAGCTCATGGCTTAAATCAATATGAGCTTCAGGAGTTAATAGCTGTGGGGCTTCATCGCCTTTTAACAGATTAACTTCCATTTCTTTTAATAACAGTTCGTCAAGCCATTCAAGATCGTTATCGTCTTTATGTTTGACAAACTTTTCGCCTACTGATTTCGGAATACCAATATTGGAATGACCTGATGCCGCCGCATACATGGCTTTTCGTTGCTGTTCCGATTTAAATGGCATAGGCTAAAACCCTAGTAAATTTTCTTGGATTGTAACGCTTCTTTACCCTTTTGGGTAACCATTTCATCGGGCAATTGACTAACTCGATAAAGGTACTTATAACGACACCGACAATATACCTCTTCGCCGGGCGCGACTACATTGCTAGTATATCCATCTTTTGGCTTTACATAACCATCTTTTTGCGCCCAATTATTTTGAATTAAATAAATATTCTCATCTAATTCTTTATGATCTTCACGATAGTTATATCCCGACTGTTTCCAATTACTGTGCCATTTTGCGGCAATTGCGCCATTATCTAACGCTACGATTTCGTTAATATTAGCAATTAACTTGTGGGTTTGGTCAATAATCACGCGCCGTTCTTTGAACGGAAGCATCCCTAATTCTTTTTTAATCTGCTTTTTTTCTTCTTTTTTATCGACTACTTTGCTTCCGCCAATAGGGATTGAAGTTGCCCATCCAGAGAAGCGGCGCAACATATTACTGATAGATTCTTCGCGGTTAAATTTGATAAGATTGACCGAAGCTAAGATGCGGCGATCCAATTCAGCGCGCATTTTTGGCTTTAATCTGTCTACAGTAAATCTTGTTACATCTTTATTGACTAATCCGCCCTTAGTTACTAAACGATCAAAAGCGCCTTTTAAAGCACGTTCAAGCTCATTTTGGAGCTTTTGCGGCGTAACTAATGATTTTACAGCCGTTTTTCTAAGCTCTTTTACCCAATAATCAAGTCTATCTTGGCTATCGAAGCCATAAATAATAAATTCATTAATGGCGGCTGTGAGGCACTCATAGAATGTCACAATCAATCCTTAGATGGTGGCTCAGTCGGTGCAGTTAGGGGAGTTGGAGGTTCATAGTCTGCAATGGCATCAATATCTAGTTGCATTGTGCTTTTGAACATATCAGGCATTTCAGATAAGTTGTCTTGCGCCCATTGAATGGCAATTGCTCTATTTTCAGGATTAATGACAGGCAGAATAGTTCTTAGCATTTCGGTAATACCTTTGAGTTTGACTTCTTCTGTTTTTACTTTTTCGCTTGGGGTTTCTTCAATTAAATTTTCCCAAAGTGGACGGAAAGCGTTTTTCCACTCATAAAAAGCTTCTTCGTAAGTCTTTCCTGCGTACATTTCAGGGTATTTAGCTTGAACTGCCTCATAAAACTGTTTGTTCCATGCGCGGTGCATAACGATTTTGTCAAAGAACGTAAATAAGGAGCGCATATCGTTACGCAGACCTGTAACGTACTGGGCAATTGCTTTAGAGTCCTCAGTACCTTCAGCAAACGCATTGGTAAACGCCTCATCTTTAAGCAAAATGGCTGGGGTTTCTGTCGCCGCCGCAATATTGGCTACGATATTGTCCCTAGCCGTAGTCATGGCGGTATCAGTATTGTTCAAGTCGATAGACTCAATATCCTCATCCACATCAATAGACAACACGTTACCTGTAGTGCCTTGCTGGAGCATACTGCGCTTAATTCCCGCGCCTACTTGCATTAAGCGGTTTACGATTGAGCCAGATTGCTTTTGCTTAATAACCAGTAATCCAGCCTTAAACGTCACCAAATCGTCCGTCACCATAGACTGAACAAAGGATTTTAAGGGGTATAGGGCGCGTTGAAACACAGAACGACCTGTAAAGCCAAAGCCAGAAGATTGATAAGCTAAATAAATTGGTGTGTTATTAAACACAATACAGCTTCTTGATGGGTGATAAGGCTGACCCGCGGCAGTAATGTACGTTTTAGGCTTTTGAAAGTCTGGCGCGTTAGGGTTTTGATTGGTGACTGTTGAGCCAGCAAGGTTTAACGGATCGAGCTTATTAAAGTAAATATCTAAATCAGGCAACGTCCAAGGATCAATCGGCTGATCGGTAGGTACGCCTTCAGCGCCGTAGATTACGGCGGCTACACCATACACGCGCTTTAAAAATGTAACGTCACGGATTACATTGGTTGCTTCTAAATTATCCCATTCATCTTGGAACGCTTTAATCAGCATATCTTTTGGATGTACATCCATCGCCAAAATGCGCGGTTTGGATAGGGCTAATACAATCGGTTTTTCAATAATCTTAGCGGCTAAAGGGTGAAACTCAAAGATCGCTTTACAAGTCTGATAGCCTACAGGACTGCCCGGCTCTATTGCTTCCGCCTGAAGAAACTCCATCAGCGGGGAAGGTAAGCCTGTATTGGATATGGTTATTTCAGACATAGATTATTCCCTAGAAATATATTTTGCCCATAATAGCATTAGAACCCATACTTATCCCCTAGCGCAATAGCTAATCCGTAGACAGCGCAATCTAATAGATCGTCTGCTCGTTTGAAGGCTTCTTTGTCGCCAATCCGAAAGTTTGCTAGTTGGGTTAATAAATGGTTTCTGGCTGTTCCTTTGAGCGTCATGGTTTTGTTAAACGCATATTCGCTAATTTTCATTTTTTCTTGATGGTAATAGCCAGACACGTTGATTGCCCGTTCGTCTTTGCCAGATTGAGTTAATTTGCTATCAATCTCATGGACGTTCCAGCCTCTGTTTCTGCCTTGTTGGAGCAAAATTGACCCAGCGGCAGTATCTTCGATAAATGTACCTGTCACGCCGTTGCGCGACTTGCATTGTCTTGCCAATTCTTCCAATCGGCTAAACACGCTAGGAATCCAGTTTTCTAGCAGAGCGCCGTCAATATTGACCGCATCCCAATCTAAAATTGTTAAAGGTATACCTAAATGCTCATTGTATGCAAAGTAGATTACCGCAGTTGAGTCATGTTCTTTACCGCCTTTTACCGCGCAATCCATTACGGCAAACACAGAATCGCACTTTTCGGGGTACTGAATTGGCTCATGGTTGACCAGCAGTTTGTCTACGGAGAAGAACGCAATTCCTGACCAATCAATAAACTCAGCCAAATACTCTTGCCTGAACACCATCGGGTGGTTGCGGACTCTTTCGCGTTCTAGCTCATCTAATGGCACATAAGGGTTTGTACTAGTTGGCGCATGGAAGGTTGCAAATCCCAAACTGTCGTCATTACATGCCGCATAGAAGAAGTTGTCTGGATCAACGCCGTTTGGCGTACTGAACACCCACGCTATTCCGCGAGTTGTCAGCATGGTCGGCTTGATTCCTTTGAACCATACATCATCTTTCATTTGCGGGGACTTAGTAAATCCAGCTTCATCAATCAGCACTAAGTCATACTCGCGTCCGCGCCCAGCTAATTCATTGTCATTTAACGTCCAAAAGTCAATTTTGCCTTTGCCGATTAGCTTCATCGTGGCTTCGTTCTTGTTTGCCGTTTTGATGATGGGGTCGAGCATATCGCGCAAGTGATCCCACGGCTCTGCTAACTGTTTATGCTCGGGCGCGAAGATTCCAACAGACTTGCCGTTTGCCGCGCCTCTTGCCGCCAACCATTCTAAAAATCGAGTCTTACCCCAACGCCGTCCGCACCTTGTTACGTTTAGACGTTTTTGTTGTTTGAATAGTGTTTCTTGCCCTTTATGCAATATGGGCAAATTAAAACCAATTTCAGTTGTCATTAATTTCTGGGTCAGGTAGCCAATTTCTTACATTGATGGTTACATCGCCGTTTGCGTCATTGTCTGGTCTAGCTGGTTTCCAGTTGTGTTTGTGGGTCAGTAAAAACTGTAACGCTTTTAAATCGCGTTCATCTATTGCTTTTTCATTGGCTACAGTAGATAGCATCATCTCATTCATGGCAGTACCGACTGAAATAGCGTTCGCTACGTTTTCGTCTGATTCGCGCAATACGGCAAATGCTTTGGGCATGAAGCCTGAAGCAAGTGCAAGAGAGTCGCCTGTAATGCCTTTAAAAGCGGCATCGAAAATTTTACCGAGTTCTTCTTCAGTAGCAACAATTCGATCTACTTTTACTTCAATAGAGAAAAAATTGGCTGGTAGCCCAAATATCTTCATATTCTTCCCTTTTTCCTCGTAAATAAGGTGAATATTAGTGCATTTTTATAAAAAGCACAAATTATGTCAAACAAGATTTACCTAGTGTAAAAGAATGTGTTGCAGTATGAAATTTATAAAAATTTTTTTGGGGTTTTATATTTAGCTTTTTTGCTGTATGCGGGTAGCTTTTTGAGTTTTGCTAACGGAGTTGCGTGGTGGGGGGATATTAATGACCCCCTTTTTCTTTTTTAATAGGCAAAAAAATCCCTATATA